CTGTCCAAACCCAAGCAGAAATGCTATAGTATGATCCTGAGTTAATAGTGACATTGCCAGTGTACAACTGTCCGTTATAATAACCACTTTGTGAAGATGTAGTAATATACACATCAGCGTAGTAATAACCGTTTACTTCATCTTCAAGAACATTAGATTTAGTAAAATATTGATTACCAGAACTGTACCACCAATACATCGTTGTCGCAGGTGTTTCTGGATTCCACGAATCAATTAGATTGGTAGTGGGTGCGCCCTTCCATGACTGACTACTGCCATTGTCATAAGCTAACACAAGCCCATCTGTAGTTATGCCTGATCCATGTGCTAGTGCCATTACACACCAAACCTTGTTCTAGTGCTTTGGTAAATTTTATATATCTCAGCAGCAGTAAGTGCTTTTTCATAGTACATAAATAAATTAGTGCTGCCACCAAAGTTTCCATAAGTTAAAGACCATGATCCCCATGTAGGCGTACCGTCACCATCAGGTGTATCGAAAGACGTATTGCTTGTTCCTGTTACTTTAAACACACCATCAATATAAAAATCTGTTTTATGGTAATAATCAGGGCCATAATCTACCGCTGCCCAACAATGCCAATTATTATCTGTTGCACCGTAACTTGCACCTGCTGAATAATAATTTGTACTACCTGCATCAGAATATCTTAAAACACCATTATAAGTACTTGTGCCACTAGGTACTAAATAAAAAGATGTTCTGCCCGAAAAGCCACCGCCATAAATGTTTTCTGCCCTTTGAGTAGCTGTTCCATATGCAAGTTTATACCAACAAATAAAAGTAAACTCATTAACTCTTGGTATATTTGATCCAACCCAACACGGTTCGCCACCTACTTTAGCATTTTGTGCATATACATAATTACCGTTATCTTGTGCAAAAGACATGGCACTTAAACCAGTAGACGAAGTGTCGTAAGGCGCAAAAGTATAACTACTATCGACTAAATTTGTAAGTGTCGTAGAAGATGTAATAGCTGCACTAGCATCTACACATTTGGGATTATTGATATCAAAGTAAAACTTTAAATCATCTTTGGGTACACTCACACCATAGTTTTGACCCATCGTTATTCCCCGTCATATTGTTCAACAAAAGCTTCTGCCATTTCTCTTGTTTCAAATGCCCATTCTATTTGAATATTAGAGCCATCTTCTTTGAACACTCTGTATTGTGTTACAGTGTTACCGTCACCGTTAACAATCTGTTCTTCAACTATCTGCAACATATTCTACATCCCATGCATCTACATCTTTACGTGTAGCTTGTACAAAGTAGAAACAGTCTATTTCTGTGTCACAACCTACAGTAACTTTATTATCTGCTATGCTTTCTACCCATAAATTAGCCTTACTGCCCATAGCTGTAAGTTGTACAGTAATGCTGTCCTCATGTACTAAGCCTGTCCAGTAATCTGGTAGCTTAATAACTGTTTCACCTGTTAGCCTACCCCGAACATAAACACCATCTTCTGGCCCTTCTAGTGAGCCGTGACGTAGCATCATGCCTTCTTTGGTAGGGTGGTCAATGACAAATGATTTACTGGTAGCCGTTAACGCGCCTGCAACTGAAACATTACCGTTTGTAATGTTCATGTCGGCTGTAGTTCTTGCATTTGAAAAGAAAGCTATATTTGCATTAGAGTTATAGATGTTTAAAGAAGATGCGCCACCATATGAAGTGTAACCCGTGCCAGATTTCCATATTTGACCAGAACCACTATTACTATATAAAACTAAATTCATATAGTTTGTTTGCGTTGAACTTCCAAATATCGTTGATCCAGTAGCAACTGTTGGGGCAAAAGTAATTTGTTCTGTAGCTGTGTCAGCAGCATCACTTCGCAAATAACTAGAGCCTTGCACACCGTCTAATAGATCTGCGTCTAAAGTAGAGCCAGAGCCGTCATTTCCTGCGTGCCAGACTGTATTTCCGTTGATGTTTACGTTGTTATTATTGCCAACCTTTAGTTCAATACTGCTCCAATCATAAGAAGCATCTGAGCCACCAACATATAGAGTGTAAGAATTATCTGTCGTAGGACGTAAATAAAAAGCTGCCCTATTTGAAATAATACCGTAGCCAGTAATGTTTGTCGTATCTGACGTACTGTAAACAACATTTATACCACTATCATTATCAAACGTAACAACGCCTGTTGCCGTATCTGCCGCATCACTACGCAAGAACTGTGTGCTGTCTAAACTATCAAGTGTTGCTGCGTTAATACCCAGAGCATCAATGTCAGCTTTTGTCTGATCCGTTGTCGCACCGCTTTCAATGCCATCTAGCTTCGTGCCATCCGTTGCAATGTCACGACCATCAACAGTACCAGAAACAACAATGTTGCCAGTTACTGAAATTCCGCTACTGCTAGTTTCACATTTCTTAGCTGCGTCATAATATAGCTCAACAGCCCCATCTGTAATAAATCTAGCTTTGTATTCTGAGTTACCTGCATTAGCAATATAAACTTCATTGTCAGCTAAAATATGAAGATTGCCAGTTCCACTATCAGAAATTTTGCTATTAGACCCATCGTGAAATATGCTAAGATCCGACCCTGCGCCAAAGATGGCTTTGTCGCTATCACCAAAAGTAACATTACCAGTAAATGCGCCGCCAGTAGAAGGCACAATATCTTCAGCAGCAGCAGTTACAAAAACCTTTGCACTACCACTTAAATTTAATAATGAGCCTGTAGAACTTTCTGTAAGGGTTCTAGTTAAGGTTGTGCCGCTATGGGTATATGTACCAGTGCCAATTTCCCACGAACTAGTACCATCTTCTATTGTGTACCTAACTGTATCCCCATCAGAAATACCGCCACCAGCAAACGTAGAGTAGCCAGTTTCAGCACTTCCTAGGGTTATTGTGCCAGTGCCAGTTGTGCTGGTAGATACCTTAACGCGGTTCGCTAATGTGACCATTGTACCGCCTTATGCGAGTTGAAGAACACCATTCGTTGCGTTAAAATCTACAGTAAAACTGTCACCGTCATTTAGAGTTAATGAAGAAGAATAATCATAATAACCGATAAGTGGGTCAGCAGGGCTGGTTACAGTGTCATTATAGATGTAAATGTAACGAAATGGCCCGACAGAACCACCAGAAGCAGTGAGCGTTAAATCTGTTAGAACTAGCTTATAAGTACCAGAACTTTGCGTACTTGAGGTAGTTGTTACGTTTCTAGATGAACAGTTAGTATAAGAAATTTCTGTTACATTTCCTAAAATACCATTGCCATCTGCTGAAGGGTTTGAACTTTCTGAAGCTGGCGCGGTGTTAGACAAAGCAATTACTATTTGATCGCTTTCTAAATCCATATTGTGAACCGCGTTGACTACAAAATCATTTACTTTATTAAAACTTGCCATTTAAGGAACTCCGTAGTTATGCACATGCAAAGACATAGTAACGTATTTTATGTAGGTTTACTAGGCCAAGTTATGTTTGTCAGGTCTACTGTAGTCGGTAAATCTCTTAGCTGTTGTCTGTAACTTGCCCACTCTTGTTTTTTTGTATCTGTTAATGGGCTATCTGGTAGCTGTGTATAATCGGAAGCAACTAACAAAGCGTTGCGTTGTTGTATAAACAAACTGTAATTTTCTGCGTCTGTTTGCTCATCTAGTATTGTTTGCGCTTTTTGTACTAATTGACCATCTACAACGTGATAATTTTCTACATCGTAAGGCCAATTTGATAACAATTCAAATTCATTACCAGCATCTTGTATGTCAGAAAATGACGGGTCAGAAACAGAACCACATCTTAAAATTTCCCCACTAGAATTGTATATTACATAATTTTTCATCTTATCGCTCTAATTTTAGCACGTTAATGCGAACCCCATTGGCTTGCGCAGAATTTGCTGTAGTGTTGCTTGTTTTAAATCTAACGTCTAATGTTAGGTTTCCCGTAGCAGTAGCAGTAAAGACGCCGCCATAGTGTATACCGCCATGATAATTTGTCATATTAGGGTAAATTAATGTCATGGCAGAAAAAGACGCATTATTTAAAAACGTATACATTTGTAAATAGTATGTGTTTGCCGTCCAGCTTGATAAATTAAAATTAGGCGTTTCAGTAGCTATATAAAACTTATCACCTATTGTTGCAGTCAATGTAGTTGTAAATATTGTTGCCCCCCAAGTTCCACTGCTACTTGCGTAAGAACTACTTGCTGCATTAAAAAATCTACTTGACGTAGAAACAGCACTTGCCGCAATTTGTGAAGTGTCAACGCCACCACCCTTAATAATAAGCTGGTTGCTTGCATTTGTGTCTAAAGTGACATTATCAATTTTAATACTATCAGCTTCTACAGTGCCTGTTGTAATACGCCCACCATCAATAATAGTGCTGCTATCTGCCAAAGCATTGTTTAAAGTTGTTGTGCCACTAGTATTGGTAAATGTAACAAGACCATTAAAATTGAACAATTGTACAGCGTTTGTGGCGCTTGAACCGCTACTTGTACTAGCTGAACCAGTGCTATCTATATAGGTAACATCACTATAGTAATAATTATTCGAACCAGCAGCATCAACTGTGGGCGCTGTTGTTGACCAACTACCAACAGTTGCCGTAGCTACGCCTGTAGACCAAGTGTATGTTGAGCCAGAAGCCAGCCCTGAAATACTTGGTGCTGATGACGCTTCTTGATAATATGTTACAACTGCATGGCGTGAGCCATTAGCACCGTTAGCACCGTTAGCACCGTTAGCACCATCTTGCCCATCTTGCCCATCTTGCGGCGTTGCTTGTGTGGTTACAGCACCAGATGCAACGGCTGTAGATGTATTGCCTGTAAAATCAACTGCTTCCACCCAATAATAATAACTAGTGCTTTCACTTAAACCACCGTCTACATACTTATCAGCGTTTACAAAAGCTATTGCATTTGTTGGCTGGCTGTTGCTTGTGTTTCTATAAATATAATACCCTGCTAAATCATGCAGTGTGTCACCACCTACTTCGGTAGTTGGTGCAGTCCAATCTAATGTTACGCTTTGTATGCCACCAGTTGCACCCAATCCAGTTACTGGGGAAGGCGCGGTAGTATCACCGCCAACTGTGTGCGCAGTAGCTGCTACCCATGCAGAATATCTACCGTTTACCGTTACGCCGCGAACTTCTACATTGTACTGGCTACCAGCTTGCAAACCACTTAATACTATTGTTGTTTCATCTGCATCAGTTTGCGCGTGTAAATAATCGCTATTTCCGACTACTTTATAACGTATTTCGTAATTAGTTATAAATTTGTTTGTTGCAGCAGACCAAGAAACTTTTACTTGGCTAACAAACGAACCATCGGTTTGTACGTCACCTAAATCAGTAACTGTAACAGAAGATGGTGCTATATTAGATAAAACATCGGTTAACGTGCTATTATTGCCTGTTATTTCGTTTTCTTCAGCAGTCCAACTAAATGCACTAGAAGAAGTTTCACGTAATGTAAGTGTAACGCGTAAATCACCTACATTGGGGTCATTCATAAATTTCCAGCCAACAACTTCAAATTCTTTGGCGTTAAAGCCATATCTTGAATTTGTAAACGCTACGACATCACCACATTCGACCTGAAAAGCCTCTAAGCCAAAATCTGCGGTTAATGTCATCTGTTCACGCGCTCTAAACAGCGTCATCTTTGCTAAACGCTGCGCCATAGGTGAAGATGTAGTAAATGGCAAACTAAAATCTAACGGGTTTTCTATACCATTATCATTAGTTATAAATGTACTTGACCTTATTTCAGGGTAATCAGCGCGTATATATTTCTGCCTTGCATCAGTAAAAGTACCACGCACAATATTAAAATTATCACGCCTACTGTGCTTAGTATCTAGCGCAATTGGGCTACGCAAATCATCTAATGTAAACGTTTTGACAGATGCGTTATATTCACCGACTTTTAAATGCCATTTGCCCTGACCCCAAAATAATGTTCCAGCACAACTGGTCATCATATCGGTTAATATGTCAGACGGTGTTTGATCCAACCCTATGACACCGTTAATTTCGTAGCGTTTTTCTGTTAGTGAACTACCTAAAACAGCAGTGCCTGACCCACTACCTGCGCCCGTAGCTGTAAAAGTAACGCCTGCTGTGTTGCCAGATGCGCCAATAGCTGTAAAATCAGTAGTACCTACGGTTTTAATTGTATAGGTTTCACCTGTTGTAAATGATCCAGCATCTGTAGTGGCTAAATCTACATTTTCATCACAAGTATTAGCTGAAATCTGAAAAGATGTTGTGTTTGTACTATCATCTGTAGCATTAACGTTATCTAAACCATAAGTAGATACTATATAATCTCTAATACAAAGTGCAGCGTTCGCAGAATATGCAGTTGTAGAGTTTCTAGGGTCATATACCTTTTTACCCTGAACCATTGCAGTGATTAGCGGTAAACCTTCTGCAAACACATTTTGGTCATATTCTAAACGAACATATAAATATGCTATGCCTTCGCCTTTAAAATCAGATGTGACAGATGTTTCGCTGACTAGATCACTATCAGCAGTCTGATTATCTGCGCCTAAGTGTTTTCTTATTCGTATTTTTGAGTTGCCATCTGCATCTTGCCACTTGCTTGATGTTACATAACCCGTCGAACTATTCCACGTTACTATTTCATCGTTAATATAAATATCGTTAATTGCGTTAACTTCATGGCCTGCTAAAACAATTATTTGGTGTACATACTGGTTAGTTGCACCTGTACTTTCCATAAACGTTACATAACCGCCTTTTCGTACTTCCCCGTACACTATTTGTTGTGGCGCTGTTGCTTCACGGGCATTGACCAGCAAGCCTTGCTGACCTGCAAAACTCATTTTGGGCGCTAATGCACGTAAAACATAACTTGTAACGGAATAAACTGCTATGCCTGTTATAATCTTAGCTGCTAATATCTGGCCTGCTGTTGCGCCTCCCATAATATTGCCGCCAAATAATAGAAACGCATCTCTAGGTACTTTATCCCAGCTATTATAACTAGCTACCGTTAAATCACCTAACTTGTATTTCATTCTTTAACCCACGCGTTATTAATATCTTCTATTGGAACAGAAATTACACTTTTTTTGCCCAGAAATACACCCTTAGAACCTACTGCAATACCTAATGCTTCATCAATAACCCAGTTCTGCGCTGCTTTTGTTGTTATTAATGCGCCTCTAGGTGGTACATAATCTATGCGTTTTAACTTTTTATCTATGGCTTCAGTCAATGTGTTAGCTGCAAATGCTTTGCGCAGTTCGTTTGCCTTCATATATAAGCCATTTTTTGTATATGCGCCAATCCAATCATCTGCCCAACCTACGCCATACATCGCTTTAAATGCGTTATTAGTAAACATTACGCAATCATTTGTGTGCCACTGAAAACCGTTAGATTTTACTTGATGAATGTAGTTATTCAGCGCATCTAAATTAGGCGTTACCGTCATCAACTTCGCGCCCCCAAACTATTTGTTTATCTTGTAGCTTGGTTGTCCAATCAAAAAAAGTATCTGCTGCTGGTGTGCCGCTGTTGCCATCGTCAAGCCATTTACGCAATCGAACCGCTGCATGGCTTTCTGCTGTGTACCGTCTTGCGTTTGGGCGCTCTAGCGTTATTAAACGGCTTTCTACAGTCAATTCTATTGTAGAAGTATCGCCGCTATCCAATATACGCATCTGATCCATGTAACCAGAAAAAACCTCTACGGTATTATTATTTAAACCCCAGTAAATTGTAACCAATCTGCCTTGGTATTGTTCTGTCAGCGCATAGGTTAAAATTGTGCTATCTAGCCCATTTAAAACTAACGTTGTATTTGTTGCTGACAAATCGGATGTTTCTTCTAGACCGTCGATTTGCAACAAATCCCCAGTACCAACATAAGTTTGGCTGTTAATTGTTTTGTTTCCGTAACCCGTCCAGAGCCGTAAATTACCGCTGTCAAAATCTAAATCTACTGCGTAAAATACTTCTACACTGTCATCACTTAGTGCATTTAAAATAGCCTGCGCAACTGCTCTAGTCATACAACTTCCATCGCTCCAAATGTAATGCCAAAAATATTAGCATTGTTTATAGTCCACGCCTGTTGATTTGCAGATAGCCTAAAAACGCCAGATGCGCTTGTAATATCTGCTGTTGCACTAGAAGCCGTAGCGCGTAAAGCAGGCCATATTTCCAGTGTTCCGCTATTTGTTTTGTCTGCTAATACTTTGTATAATCTCATATCAGCACCTGTACCCAAAGAAAAATAATCACCAGCTAACAGTGTACCCGTCATGGTTGCTGTTACGCTTCTAGCGCCAGCAGAACCTGTTATTGCTAAAGAACTAGGCGCTGAACCACTGCTTAGACTAGTTCCGCTAGGGTCATTTAAATAAAATGTGCCATGCTGACCGCGTAAACTCATAAGAAAGGCTATCCATGCTTCCGCATCTGTTTTATTTAATGGTGGTAGAGTTACGTCAGCTTCCCATATTTCGCCACTGTATGCGTGGGCTTGACCAGCAAAAGTAAACGGGCTTCGTGAATAAGCAACTGCGTTTGTCGCTCTTAGCTGTATTGATCCTATACCTATATTTGTGGGCAATGCTAGTGGGTAAGTAATAGCCATTTATGCAAAATTCCTTCCATAACTACCGCCACGCCTTTTAGCGTCTGCAACAGCAGCTTTTGCACTTTGCGCTATTTCTGGCATTAACGACCTAATTTCTGTTCTTACTGTCTGCTGCACCCCTGTACTAACGTTTATTGTTTGATTTACCACAATATCGCCACCACCCGTAGGCTCTAGATTTCCGCTTGTAGGTGGGTAAAATACTTCTGGCCCACGTTCACCCACAACAATGCCTTTACCAGCCTCTACAGGGCCACCATACGCGCCAGCGCCACCTATAGGTACATAACCACCCCCAATAGAAGGCGTGAAACCAAAAATGCCCATTGCTGCGTTGACTAAACGCTGTACGACTAAAACCCTATACAGTTCTTTAATAACCATAGAAGCCATATTTCTAAACGCATCTTTAACAGACATTGTACCATCTGCTAACGCCATCATGCTATCTTCTAATGATTGTGCAAACGTGTTAGCTACTCTTGTATAGTCAATTAGTTCACCTGTTGCTATTTGGTACTGTTGGGTGGCTACTGATGTAGCTTGTGCGTGTTGTGCTTCAGTAATTGCGCCAATTTCTCTAGCACGGTTTAATTTTTCCATGTTGTCATTGTATTCTTTTGTGGCATCAATGACTGGCTTAAATTTCTTAGCAAAACTAACAAGTTCTGTTTGTTCTTTTTTACGTGCTGCGTCTGCTGTTGGGTCAGGTTTTCCATCTTTGTCTGTGATTTCACCGCCCATACGCATCATTAGTAAATCTGATGCGGAAGGTAATACGCTACCCCTTCCACCTCTAAGGAAACCTGTAGGAATTTCTATTTTTAAAGGTGTATTATTAACTTTATCAATACTTTCCTTTAAATCATTATACATTTGAACAAGCTTTGAACCATCTTCTTGACCCTGCAAAGCTGCCCGTGCAAGTTCTAGCTGTTTATCTTTTTGTTCGTCTGTTACAGGATTTAAGTTTAATAAAGCTTCGCGTAAATTTTGATAAGCAATTATTTGATCTTCTGGTTCAAATGCGCCTTCCAGTGCTGCAAAAGCTTCAACTAATGCGTCTGCCTGTTCTTCTGTTGCGCCTAACTGAGCTTGTAATTTTCTGTTTGCTGCGCCAAAACGTTCTGAGCCGTACTTTATACGTTCAAAAATACCCTGATTTCCTGAAAATTCTGACAATTTGTTACCAACAGCGTCTAAATCCCTAACTAAACCAGCAAGTATTAATTCTTGTAATGACTCCCTCGCTTCTTTTACGCTTGCGGCAAAAATACCAAATTCTTCATCTAAAGTTGATAGTGGTATAGATGTTTTTTCTAAGTGGTCTGCTGCGTCACCTAAATCAGCACTAAAATCGTCAAGCATTTCGCCAGCACTTTTGGCCTTCTGACCCATGCTAGTAAACATCGCAATAAGTGGAAAACCAACAGCAGCAATAACACCCAAAATAGGCAGCACGACACCCATTGTACCGCCTAATATAGCAAAACCGCCAGCTAATTGCGGTAGCTGCATACCCAAAACACGAAATATATTTGTACCCATAGAAGCTTGTACAGCTATATCGCCTAACTGGTTAGCAGTGTTTTGAAACACAAACCTTGACTGTGCAGACATATTAGTAACCTTACTAAAACGCCCACCCATTCTATCTACAGCACTGCCTGCCTGCGTTGCTTTTTGTTTTACTTGGTCTGTTGCACTAGAAAATTGATCTGCGCCTTGCTTTGCGCCCGTGCTGTCAATGTTTAATCTGAGTGTTGATTGTGCCACTGTTCACGCTCCGCTTTATCTAATGCCATAACAAATCTTGCTAATCTTGACCTTTCAATTTCGCAATCAATACCAGCGTGTTTGCAGTATGCCATAATTTCTGTAAATGGTATAGGCGCAACTCCGTTAAAACTTATTTGTCTTGAATTACGTAAAGAATTAAACGCTATCCATGCAGTTAAATTATTTGGTATTGGCTTTTTTGTTATGTCCAGCGCACCCTTTGCAATCAAATACTGTTCATCTTTTGGTGAATATTGATATGACCAAAGAAGTGCGCTAATTAGTTTTTTTCCGTTTCCTTATCTGCTTCTGTTATAAAATTTGCTAAATCATCTACATATTTCGCAAAATCTACGAAATAATTAGAAATTTCTTCTATCCTAACATCTGCTAACGCCATAAAGGTGCTTTTTACACAATCCATGTTTTTGCCATCATTTTTAATATTAGTATTCCAATGAATAACACACGCGTCAAACAACGCGCCAAATTGCATTTTACCTATAGTTTTTGTATTTTCAGCGGCTTTTCTAGCAAACTTTTCTCTATCTTTTATAAACTCTGCTGCTTGCATAGTTTGTATTTGTCTATTTAATTCTATGTCATCACGTAATTTAATTAATTTGTGATTTAACCATCCACCAGCACGACATTTAATTTCTATAAATGTTGTTTCGCCTGATAGAAAATCTAGTTCTGATGAAAATTCCCTACGAAATATTTGATCAGACATATTTGGTTGCGTTAATTTAAGCATCGGTTTTCCTTTGTCGGTTAAGTGGGGGGATACTTACCGACAAAGAAATATCCCCCCTAAGTGCTGCACTTATTCTTCTGTCGGTATACTTTTATCGCTAATAGCTAAATTGGGCTTGTCGGCTAAACCCAGTTTTTTAGCTACTTCTTCGTTTACTTTATCGCCTTTACGGTAAGTAACTTCTTTATCATCAACTACTGCTGAAAATTTAGATTGCACAACAAACATTAGCTTACTGCCCTTGTTAGTTTAACTGAAGCATCTTCAGTTGCTTCGTCATACATTGCGCGTATTGTTACGTCTTGCATTGCTGCTGTTCCCGTAAAATCTAAATTAGATGTTGTGAATTTGCACTTAGGGAAAACTAGCGTGTATTTAGAACCAGACACCGACCCTAAAGGGAAAGTAGTAGCAAAAAGGGTGTGATTATTATCACGCGCTGCGTTGTACATAGATGCAAAGTTGCTATCGACATACACCCTAGCTGTAATTTCTGCTAATAACGCGCCTTTTGTAATACCGCCTTTAGCATAATCAGAACCTAATTTATTCTGCGCTTCACGACCTTCGTAAGTAAAATTAATTGTTGCACTTTCAAACGCGTCTAGCGTGTAACCTGCCATTGCGATTGTGCCAACATCTAAACCACTAGATAACGGTGTTCTTTGCGATTGATCCGTATAGGTAGCGCCAGAAATTGCGCTGGTTGTCGTATCTGCTGACCCCATACCTAATAGATCAAATGCAAATGTAATATCTGCGTTAGAAGTCAGAGTTATTGAACCGCCAGAAACTTCTACACCTGTATAGCGCATCATTGTATTTGTGCCGCCATCGCCTGCTGCAATTGCGTTTTCTACAGTAAATGTTTGCGTTGTTTTAGCATTTTTTAGCACATTAGTTGCCCATGTACCTTGCAAAAGGCTTTCTAACATATCGTCATAAGCGCCGTACACTAGCGTACCTGACATTGTGCCAGATACATCTATACCGCCAATAGACGTTTCGACTGCTTCACCTTTACCAGCTAATGAACGGTGTTCAATAATGTTAGGTGTTGCGGTCATGTTTATTGGTACATCACTATTTGTAAATGATGGTGTTGATGGTGTTGTGTTTGCTGTAGTTTCAGCCACAAAAGCTGATCTAAGCTGATTTGATGCAATGCCAACCATTTTGTGGCCTCCTATTTATATTCATAACGCACAAATGGCGCGTTAAAGGTTGCTATGTGAAAAGGTATATCAGAAATTTCAGCAGATATATAGGGGTGCTGTTGATCTGGTGAAAATCTAATAAATGTGTCGGTTGTCGCTACTGCACCCTTATCATTTAATCTTTTATCGTGGAACAAAGTATCTAATTCTTCCGCATGTTGCCGCCATGCGTTTGTACCTTTGCCGCCATCAGTAAATATTTGTATTTGTATTAATCCTGTATAGTCTATTCTATTTGTTGTGCCGCCAATAGACCCCTGAAAAGCCTGACCGTTCTGTATCGTTAGACGTATACTTTCAGAAGTTGGTTCAAATTCGTGACCGTCAAATCCTATTGGGGTGCGTTCTCCCCAGTATCTAAGCAAATATTTTTCTATCGCTTTGCGTTCTGTGGAATAGCTCATATAAGAATTTCCCTATATTTTGCGCTCATTTCAGAAAGCGTTAAAGCAACCATTCCATTAGGCGCTTGCTTTGACCACCCGTTTTCTAATCGGTTGCCGTATGGCAAGTTATTCTGAATATAAATTCTGCTGTTATTTATATCAAATGCTTCTATCGCTGCCATGCCTTTATTGATGGTTGCTGAACCATTTACATCTGTTTGCTGCGTTTCTGTTAAGTTTGGGCTATCTACTGAAACTATCCAGTTACCGCGAAAACGTCCAGTGTCTACGGGTGATTTCTGAACTACGCCGCGTAAGCTATCCATTGCAATAACCTGTATTGCATCTTCTATTTTTTCGTTTGTATCTAGCACCTGTTTATTTAACTTTAGGCTAAAATCTTTGGCGTTCTGTACGTTTGTCATTTTTTCGCCACCACTGCGTAAACCAAAGAAACAGAGCCTGCTACTGCTTGCGCCCGTCTAACAACATAATTATCACTTCCGATTGTAAGCGTGTAACCTTCTTTTGCGGCTGCGCTAAAACCTTCCAGCAATACTAGTTCTTCTTTTGTGCCTTGCACATAATCAGGAAAAATATCTTTTGCTGGCTTTTCTGTATCAAATACAACTCTACCCGTTATTGACGTTGTTGCTTGTGAATAATTACCTTCGTCCACGTCATAGGTATGATCGTAATTTGTAGCATATGATAGCGTAGCATCTTTAATAACATCAGTTATTGCTGCATGGACTGCATCAAAAGCTGCATCTGCTATCGCTGTTACAGTAGTCATGCACGTAAAACCTTAATTTGTGCGCCACCAAATTCTGTATATGGCGCTAATAAACCTTCGATTGCTACGTACCTTGGCACTTCACGGTAATTAGTATATTCTGTTTCACTTTCTACTGACCCAGCCTTGGATTTTGTACGCTTAATTGCTCCGTATGAAACGGTAGAAAATGGGGTAGCACCGCCATGAATAAGATACGCCATTTCTGCTTGCGCATCTTTTATGTCTTGCGGAACTGTGTCGGGATCAATAGGCCAATCTTTTACCAACATTGTACCTGTTAATCTGGGCCATTCCATACCCTGATAACGATACTGCCTTTCCCCAATATAGTTATAAGTGCGATTTAAATAATCAGCCGCTTTGACTAATTCACTTTCCTTTGCTGCTGTAGAATGTGATATAGTGACATTACGCTCTGTCCAAAACGTTTCGTATTCAGCTACCGTTATGTAGCTATTAGCCGTTGTCGCTCCAACCGTTGTTATAATTGCCATTACTTAGCCGCCTTTTTCTTTGCCGCTGGTTTCTTTTTTGCTTTCTTTGCTGGTGCTTTACCGCCTTCCCACGCTTCGTTTACGTCTGGTGTAGAAGGGTCATCAGCTTGCAATTGACCGTTAGCTTTTCTTGCCCTTTTCGGTTCTGCGTCAAATAATGTGTGAATTTTTGGGTTATAGTCTGCTTCGTTAATTATAGCATAACCATCTTTCCCAGTGTCGTGTTTAATTTTAACTGTATTCATTTCTTTTTGGCCTTTCTTTTACGGCTAACACGTTTACCACGCGCTACCATTAAATTAGCCCACGCATTAGGGTACTTTATACCACGCCTACGGCTTATTTCTTTTGCGCGTCTTTTTTGTGCCTTTGTAAGTTTAGCCATAATGTTACCATTTTACCCTTGCAGCCCAATATGCTGCTGACATTTTGCCTTTAGCTATATTTTTTCTATGACGCGCCATAAATGATTTTCTTCTGGCTTTTTGTGCTGCTGATTTAGGATTTTTGCCAGCACCTCTAACGCCCTGTTGACCAAATCTAATAGTTTTTACTTTAGACCCTACTTTAGCTAGTACCACATGCGATTTTTTAGGGTGGTTTGGTGTTCGTTTAGGCTTATTGTAGCCCTTAACGCCTAGCCGTTTTATGCGTGGGTCTTTTGCCATTACTTCTTTTTCTTCTTCGCTTTCTTAGGCTTTTTCTTAACGATCATGCCTTTTTTCTTTAAATACGCTCTTGGCATTTTAATTCCTTTTAAAAGGGAAAGGGGGAATAATCCCCCTAACCGTTTAACCCATAACGATAGCAATTGCATCGCTGTTCCACGCTTTGTAACCCCAAACCGCACCAACTTGGATCATTGCTTTATTGAAGCCTTTATATACGGCTACTTCAAAAACTAATCCTGAAGTTGGGTCTTGAACTACAAGCGTATCTTCTGCTGCATCACCGCCTACTGGTTTTGCTGGCGCTCTCATCGCTAGTTCTAGACCTGCTTGGTGCATCATTACGTTAGCAGTGTAGTTATTACCTACTGTAATAGCTGCATTGTCTGCTGCTGCTGCACGTAAACCAGTGTCACCGATTACTAGCGAACCACCACTTAGCGCAGTGTTAACTACATAGTTATTTGTGTCACCAGCAAGCGTAATAATATCACCAGCTAAGATTGTACCAGAACCGCCATCTGCCGCAATGGTTGTATCGCCCACTGCTGAAGAAGCGTCATTAAGAAGGTAAGAAGTACCTGTACCTTTAGTGTGCGAAATTACTTGCCCACTTTCTTTTAATGATACGCCTTGCAAGTTTAGCAATTCGCCTCTGCGCAATAGATCATCACCACCAGCAGTATTAACCTGCTGCAATGATGCTAGATTACGTAGATTTGTACCTGCTGCTGTATTAACAACTAAGCTTGTGCGCCCGTCATTTACTGGCATACCGTTGTCAGCAAGAATTTGTCTAGCTTCTGCAACTGCATTGAAGTTAGAACCAAATGGCGTAGTGCCTGCTGTACCAACCGCACGAGAAGCGTTTTTATATGCTTCGCCTGCTAAGTCTGCTTCCATTTCGTTTACTAGTGTTCGCATGGCTTGCTGGATTTGTGCGCCATAAACGGTTTCATAACCTGCGCCACCATCCAAAAAGCGTACATCTTCACCAGTATACGGGATTTGCACACCGCGTTGCTCAGTAATTGTGAGCGTTTTGTTACCCAGAGTTTGATCTGTACCTTCTGGTATTGTCATACTTGGGCTAATTGTAACCGCTGATGCGGCTGGTGTTGTGAACGAACGAACAGTTTGACCAACTGCTGCTTGTTCAGAACCTGCATTAACTGTTGATGCAGGGATAAAGCCGACTAGTTCGCGGCCTACAATGTCAGCGGCTTTGTAAATGTCAGCCGCTAGATCAGTTAAGGTATTAGCCATAACATTTCCTTTCTTTTGCGGTTAGCCATTAACGACCTTGCCGCCATTCTTAAAAAATAGTGAGCGTTCACGTTGACCCATTGTATTGAATTGTGTTCGCGTCACTTGTGAATTTACAGACTTACCGCCTGTACTCGCTGGTGGTTTGCCGCCACCTGAAACGCCAACATCTTTAACGAACATTTGGCCTGTTTCCGACGCTGCAAGTTCTTTAGCTAGATCACTTAGTGTTGCGTAACCATCGCTGCCCGTACCTGCTAGGGGTTTGGAATTATCCACTGACATTATACGGATATTTCCATTTTCGTCAAATCCAATTCTAGATTGAGCCATTAAGACCAAAGGTTGTAACCCTTGCGACACTATATTTTCTGCTGCTAATGACGATTTTAATTCTGCTAATGCGTTCTTTTGTAGCAAATCCATACGCTGAGAACGTTCATTCGATAGCTGTTCTTCATATTGCGCTTTAATTTGCGACACTATTTCTGTTTGATTTGGTGTCGGTTCTTCTGGTTTTGCTTTTAATGTATCTATTTCAACACGTAAACTTTCTACAGTTTTACGCCTGCGCATGGCTTCTTCACGCGTATCAACTAGCTTTTGGTTTACTTCGCTTAATTCGCTTTGCAGTTTTTTTACTAAATCATCATTAGTATTTTCAACTGCTTTTACTTCTTCAACTATTTCTTTTTCTTCACTCATTGCCGTTCCTTTCGCTGCGCCATTGTTAGGGCTGGCACGTAACCCAGCATTGATTATACTTTAGCTAAATCAATGTTTTCTATATCAGCTATTGGTACATTTTCTTCTATTGCTTCAAGCAATTTTAGTATAATTTCATCTGGGTCAGCTTTACCTAACAAAATAATTTGTGGTATTTTCCCAAATTTATCTTGATACATTTTTAAGGCTTTATCTTCATCCATTTTCTATCTCATTCATTTTAGCAGTAAATTTTGCCCACAAATTAGGGATATTTTTTTGCGCCCATGCTTTTGCTTCTGGGCTATTTTGTATAGCAAACATATTGGCAAAGCTTTCTACTGCGCCGTTGTCTTTGTTTTTCCAATACGCAGGCGTATGCCCATAAACGTAATAATTTTTACGAAATTGACCACTAACAAAACTATCAACAATATCTGATAAACTGTTTGCGCCATCAAATTTAGGCACGTTACGTTTTCGTGTAAACTCAAAACCATTTCTTGTTTTAGTAGTTACTTCTTCTGTTACAAACAATTCATCTTTTATTTCTCTTAATTTACGGTCTTTTTCCGCACGTGCTTTTCTATAAACACCTAAATTAGCGCGGTCTTTTTCCCACTCACTTTTTAGACCTTTTACCGACCAAAAATATCTATTTTCACCATCTGTATTTCTAATTACGTGGTCTACATGATGCCCATATTCATGCGTAATTGTATTTTTTTGATAACCACTTTCTAAGCGTTCAGCACTTGCATAATACACGCCTGCATCTTGACCTATCACTATCTCACGCGGTTTAGACAGCTTGTTAACAATGTTTGCGCCCTGATCGCTTAATTGCGCTCTAAATTTTTCATTTAGTTGATCTATTGTAAAAGTAGGTTTTTGTTTGCCACGTTTTTGCGTTAACACACCCATTTTACCTAAATCTATATTATTTCTAATATCAAAAGCTGGGTCTGGTTGCGGCTGTGGCTGCGCTTTCTGTTTTTGGGTTGGCTTTGGCTTGCCATAAACTTGTGACCAGATAGCTTTTTCACGTTTTTCTATTTCTTTTAATGTAAATTCGCGCCCACCTTCATCAACAAATCTATCCATTTTTAAGCCAGCACGAAATAATTTGGCTTTTTCCCTTCCTAATACATCTTCTTGAAATGCTTTGGGCTGTTTTCTTAACCATCTATCATAGTTTAATTCCGACGAAACTTGACCGTTCATAGATGCACGGGTTGTTTTAATGTCTTTTGTATCTGCTTTTATTCCTAATTCACGCAAAGATTTAACAACTGGTATTGTTGTTGACCTACACGCTGGATGTGCTGGTGGTCTTGGGCCTTCATCAACAGGCCATGTTTTGCCATCTCTTGCCCTGCAAACTGCTGTAGTGCGCCCATCAAGGGTAGCAACCCATTCTACAGCGCGTATAACACGCCTATTTCTACGGTAGCTTTCATTTCTTGCAACATTGCTTGTGTGCGTTAACGCCGTTCTAGCTGCTGTTTCTGCTGCGCGTCTGCTTCTGCCTTGCGTGAATTGCTGCATTTGCTGCACTATTTCATCTGTCGTTTGGCCTTCGACATACCCCTGCATTACTGCTTGCTTTACACGCCTAAAATGCCCATCACTTAGGCCATTATACCAATCTTGCAGAAATAAACCTTCAAACGGTCTTGCTTTAGCTGCTGCGTATATCTGTTCGCCTGATGGTGCTTCCCAATCTAATTCAACAGGCACTAATCCATCTATTATTTTCTTTTGCCAGCGTGTTTCGTGTGCTGACAAATCGCGTATTTCAGCATCTAGGGTTTCTATAACGGGTTCATAACCCTGTTTAATATGTACTTTTATGCGCCTTAAAAGCTTGTCTAAATCCCTACGTTTCAGCTTTTCAATACGTTGCTTGTACATCATACTGTACATTTCATCGTTGCTGTTGCTCATAAGTGCAACAAGCTTTTTTATAACAGAAGCCTTGTGACGCTCTAAATAATGCGCGTGGCGTACTGTTTCGTCTAAAATATCATCAATTAGCGCCATTACCTACTGCTTCATCAGGTTGATCTAATGGTTCAGAACCTAGTAATTCTTGTTCATCTTCTGAATTTACTTCTTCTGATAGTAGGTTTCTGCGTTTAGCTTCGTTTATGTATGTTTGTTTAGAAATAACTTCTGCTAAGTGCATTTTATTAAGTGCATCCATGTCTAAATGTGACAATGCGTTAGCCGCATAATCTTTGTTAATAATTATTTCTGGCCCTGTTACAATGTTTGCTAATTCTGCCATCCACATGAAACATATTTCTAGCGTATCTTTTAGGTTGTCTGCCCACATTCCTAACCGACTATTAATTTTGGTTTCGTCGATCATATCGCCAGTTGCAGTAGAAGAACCTGACCGTGATACAATAAGCTGTAGACCCATTGCCTGCATTTGAAATTCCATGTCTTTTAATTCAGTGCGCCCAGCGTCTATTGCTGCGCCTGAATGTTCTACTACGCCTACCTTTGCATTTTCATTACTAGACCAGAAAGCATATCCAGCACTTTCGGCAAAGCCTTCAAGGTCATCTCTACTGTAGCCGTGAAAATACTTCATAGGCGCACGGGCATGGTGCATTATGTTTGCCTGATCTGATTGTGAACGCCAATGTGCAAGGTTTATTTCTGCTAACCTTTGGTGTGGCGGTTTAGCTAAAAAGTACCCTGTTCTACCTAAATCACACGCTGCAACCATAATTTTTGTCATTCCTGTAGCGTATTCGTCATGTAAAACCCAATCTTCTTTTTGGTTTTGCCTGTAAATACGCACATAAACCGTACCTGTAACGCGCCCATTATCTACGGGAAGTGTTAAAACACGTATTTGCTGCACTTCGTCAGGGTCAAATTCATCGCCTGTTTCTTCTGAAACACGTTCACCAATACGAATTTGCGTTAACATTGGGGTATTGTCGATTACTTCCCACTTATAACCGTAAACATCTTCAAGCTTTAAGTGTACAAAATATGGCCTAAAATTGCCTGCTTCAGCTTGCACACGCGTTAGATTATTTGGTCTAGGTGGCGCATCTACCATTATAAAAGAAATACCTGCTGCTTGCGCTTCGTCGAAAACATCACGGGCAAACTGGTTTATATCTCTACCTTCCAAATCTACATTATAAGCATAAATATCTAAATCAGTATTTGTTTCTGCCAGTTGTATAGGTATATCAAACACTTTACCTGATAAATCTTCTATTGTTTTACCCACGCCATCAAATAGCCAAGTAGAAGCCCGTCTAGCATCGTAATCATCTTCAGTTTCTTGCGGAAATTTAGGTAAATATTTTTCGCCCAGCATCCGCATATGTTCGCCACCTTCCATAAGATCGCGGCACGGCGCTGACACTTGCAGCATATATTCTATTTCTTTGCTTCTTTTTGCTACTGAATTACTCATATCCTAATTACCATCTTTCCAGCGGCTTGCGCTTTAATTAAAGGTGCTATTGCATAACGTATCGCATCGGGCGCATGGTTATTAGCATCCACAACATCAGGTAAAATATCGCCTGACAGTTTATCTATCTTGTGGCTATACATTCTAAAATCATCTATTGCACCCTTACAGCTTGGGTGGATTATGACAGATTTGAAGCCACGAATAAAGCGTATTCCTTCATTTACGCTGTTAGGCCACTTTTTAACGCCTTCCATGCGTGGAAAACCATGCCTTTGCAGGTAAGATATAGTTTTTGGTTCAGCACTGTCAGCACGGCTAATATACCTATCAAAATCTGGTATAAACTTGGTAATAAAGTTGTGCGTATCGTCTATTTCTATGCCTACGCCGTAAGCTTCTTTTTCAACAAATAATGTTTCATCATATACCCAGCACTTAACCGCAACTAATGGATCGGGTCTAAATCCAAAATCTACACCTAAATATGGCCCGTCATAAGCTTCAGTAGGTTCGAACTCATCTACTTTCCATTTACTGTAAAATACTTGGCTTTCACTAACGCTTTCATAATCGCCTAACCAGACATGGTTGTACCTATCAGGGTCACGCTCTAACGCTGCTTGTGCTAATTCTAACATCGCATCGGGAACAAAAGGGTTATCTGTATAGTTAACATGCACGACATTAGCCATAGAATTGTTATTAAATAGCTGTTCTACCGCGTCATCTTCCTTACGTGGATTCCAGCTAAACCACAATTCAGCGCCATCTTTACGCATTGTAGGGTCAAGTAATTCTATAGAACGGCTGGAAAGGCTTTGCGCTTCTTCACAAAAAGCTATGTCGAAACCTTCTAATGATTTAATGCTTTCTGCTGTATGATCTTGCATACCCTGAAATATAATTATTCCTGAAGCATCTACACGGTGTATTTCTGTTGCTTGTATGTCAAACAAGTGACCAACACCCATTTTTTGTATTTTATCTTCTATTAGCTGTTTAGCTGAGAATTTTAAACTGCGCTGTATTTCCCTTATACAAACAATCCTACTATTGGGATACATAATTAGACGTTCTACTACACATTCTGCAAAGAAGTGTGATTTACCAGACGCTCTACCACCCTTTGCACCTAAATATCTTGCGTCCGTTTGCAGTAAAGGCAAAGCCCATCGCGGTGTTTTAATCTGTAGGTTCAACTATTACCCGTTCAATTTTGGTAGGGGTCATAGAACCATCT